ACTGCTTTCAATCACGGTCCCTTAAAGAGATGCGCGAGTAGTATTCGGACGATACCCCGCAGTTCGTATCAACTGCTCTCAATCACGGTCCCTTAAAGAGATGCGCGAGTAGTATTCGGACGATACCCCGCAGTTCGTATTAACTGCTTTCAATCACGGTCCCTTAAAGAGATGCGCGAGTAGTATTCGGACGATACCCCGCAGTTCGTATCAACTGCTTTCAATCACGACACAAAGGTAGGCAACAAATCGTATCAGACCAACCTACGGTCAGTTAGGCCTTTTCTACAAATAAAATTTACAAATGAATTATATTTACATGGTTTTTGGCGTGAACACACTAACTACCTATCTCACTGAACGTTACAAGCACTTACACAGATACACACCTTTTTTTCTAAACTTTAATATAGAAAATAGTATATTTTATACCCTCCAAAATACACTTTTTTCCAAAATAATGTTTTAACCCCTTTTTATCTGTGTATCTGTGTAATTACATATAATATATTATAATATAAGGAGTTAGAGTGTACAAAAAACGACACAGTAGTGATTTTTTACTGTGTAACTGTGGTTAAATTCTGTTAATTTTTGAAGCCCTTTTTTCTGTTTTTAAACAAAAGCCCAAATCTGACATTTTGCAATCAGATCTGGGCTTGTCGCTATCATTTGGTTTGCCAATAGGCTTTCGTAGAGGGCACTATCATACTGCTAACTTCTATAGGCAAACCGCTTTCATTATGTCAATTTCCACCCGAGCAGATCCCTATGCCAATACCACGTTTGAACCGTTCCGTTCTTGAACGTTGATACCCTTTTTATCCTTCCGTCCGGGTCTATTCCGTAGGTTCTTGATATGTCCTGCTCGTTTCTTTTCTCCTCTGCGAGACGTGCCTCGTCTCTGATAAGATACTGCCTTTTATTAATGGGCTGCTTATACGTGAAGTCCTGGGCTGCTACATACTTCGCCAGTTTATCGACCCATCCGTTACAAAGCGCGGCTTCCACATAACCCCGCCCGTACTTATCCTTTGTTACTCCTGCGGTATATCCGTACCTTCGTATGAACTCCCATATAATGAATACATGGCAGTTGAGACATACCGCTATATCCATAAAACTAACTTTTCTCATGTACAATGTCTTTAAGTCTTATACACTTGTGATATGCCCCGGCTCGCGGCTTCTTCACAGACACGTCGCTACTGCCCATGCCATATAATTCTTCGGGTAGGTTCCACGTGCCTACCTTGTCCGCTACACTTTCATGTACTTCCGCTATAATCACGTCTTTTAAGTTCGTGTATCCCACTTCGTCAACCCTTGCGACTGTCCTATCGCCCCATTTAAGCTTTGATTCTTTAATCATTTTCTTATTCTTATTTTCGTTAAACACTCCATTACTCGTCGTACTCCCCATCTATGTTACGGGCTGCAAATTTAGCCACAAACCACAAACCAGTTACCAAACCGGCACCTATTACTATTCCAAATAAACACATTAATGCTTCCATATGTTTTTAAATTTTTGATGATACGTTTTCTAATTTATTAAATCACTAATACCAACGAAATAATAGCATTCACAATTTTTAAATACCACGCACTGGTTGTCTAACTGCCCCCAGCACCAACTCTTAATTTTAGTGCCGTCTGCTATCAGCGCCCATGTTTCGTCCGTATCTTTCCGGTATCCTACCACTTCCAATTTCTCACCGCATCCGTAAGCTAACCGTCCTATGTACTTTTCCAACGGGTGGGCTTCTCTCTGTTTAAGCTGCGAGCGCATCGCACTAACTTCTTTTGAATACTTTTCCATAATCTTTGTTTTTAAATCGTTGATACAAATATAAATCTTTTCCAGTTGCCTTGGTTCTTTTGCTAACATCATTTAAACAGCGAACCGTGCGTTAATTCTCTTTTCATTTCTTACTGTAAAATTCCATAAGTTCTTTAATACTCTGCATAAGCCCGTCTTGCGTCTGTTTCTTGCCATCCAGGGCTTTTATTATCTTCTCGTCTACCGTTCCCGTGGTTAAGATGTGATGAACGGTTACGGGGTACGTTTGCCCCTGACGGTACAAACGGGCGTTGAACTGCATGTATAACTCCAGGCTCCAGGTGTTACCGAACCATATAAGCGTATGCCCACCTTTTTGTAGGTTAAGCCCGTGCCCCGTGCTTGCTGGGTGCGTTACAAGCACTTTAATCTTTCCGGCGTTCCACTCGGCTATCTGCTCGGGCTTCTCCAACTTGACGGGCTTATATGCCTTTAGCTTCTGCATTATACGGTCGAGGTCGTGCTTGTATGAGTAGGCAACCAATACGGGCGAGCCATTCGCGGCCTCTACAAGCTCTTCAAGCTTTTCTAACTTCTCGTCGTGCACTTCAATAACCTTTCGGTCGGCATCGTATATCGCACCGTTTGCGAATTGCTGTAGCTTACTGGATAGCGCTGCCGCACTTGCCGCACTTATCGGTTCGTCCGAGTTGATAAGCTCCAATACTTGTTCCTTCTCGAACTCCTTATATTGTGCCAGCACCTTCGGGGACAACTCTACGCGGTCATATATATTTATACGGTCGGGCATCTTCAAATAGTCCTCTGCAGTCATTGATATAGTTATGTCACTGATAAGGTCGCTTATCTGCTTCTCCGTTTCCTCCTGGGGGTTTTTCAGCGCATAACTGTACACTATATCTCCGTTCCGCCTGTCGGGTCTGAAAAACCTATCTCTGTACGCTGTGATTGACTTTCCGAGCCTTTGCCCTTGGTCTATCAAATACATTTGCGCGAATAGGTCTATCAGTCCGTTTGGCAATGGCGTGCCCGTCAAACCTACTACTCGCGGTATAAACTTCCGCACCTTTTTAAGGGCTTTAAAACGCTTTGAGGCGTAGTTCTTAAAACTGCTCAACTCATCGATAACTACCATATCATAGGGAAGTTTAATACCTCCGTACTCCGTTACGAGCCAAACAATGTTATCACGGCTAATCGCGTATATGTCCGCTTTCTTCTCGTAGGCTTCCCGGCGCTGCTTAACCGTACCATCTATGACTGATATCGTCAAGTCCTTAAGGTGTGCCCAAGCTTTAATCTCGTCGCTCCATGTAACCTGTGTTACTTTCTTCGGGGCAATTACCAGGCAATTAGATATGATGCAATTATCCAAAAGGTCTTTGATGGCGGTTAGGGTTGTTACTGTTTTGCCCAAACCCATATCAAGGAACAACGCGCAAAACTCGTTGTCGATAATATGCTGCACTCCCTTTACTTGGTATTCATGTAATTGCTTTCTTTCTAACATAACATTGTTTTTATCATTGCTAACTGGGTGCTAAACTCGTAGAGGGCTGCCGGGGTTATATGCCCTATTACTCTATCGTAATCGGCAGCGCACTTGATGCGCTGCCCGTTGATTACTATTTCGGTGTGTCCTGCGATACACTTTAACTTTAAATCTATATAGTTTACCATAGCTCTATTACTTCATTAATTTTGTTTTGTAAAACACGCAAATGCTTTTGAAGTCCTGCTCATCCGATACGTATCCCAGTGCTTTACGCGAAAGGAAATTAACGTCACGGGTAATATCGTGTTGCAACTGCTTTAGAATTTCCTCGGTGTTGCCGAACTTATAGTCACGGACATACAGCGCGCCGGACTTGATGCCAAAGTACATACCTAAACGATACTCTATCTCTTCTTTTAAACTTCTCTTTTTCATGATTTTTTTTTAATTTGATACTACAAAGATAGCCCTTTTCCCGGTACGTTGTTTATTTCCCTAACATTTCTTAAAAAGAAACTTATTGCAGCGTCCCTGCTTTCCAAATCGTCGATAACAAATACTTTGAAGCCTAAAGCCTCTAACTTGCTATGTATAAGTAATTGTATCTTGGTTGGCTTCTTACCCGTGGTCTTTATCTCAGCAAAGCCTACATACCCACCTTGGCAAAGTATCATTCTATCCGGCAAACCCTTTATAAAGGCGGATAATAGTTTTATTACCCACACCTTTTTTGTTCGGTTAAGATTCTCGGAGAATGTACGCTCTAAATCTTTTTCACTTATTATATTCTTCATTTCTTAATTTGTTTTCAAATACCACTATTTCGGAGAACTCCCCGACATCGTGGCCTACTGTAGTCGTATAGATGTGCCCATTATAACAGCCCCTATACTTTAAAATCTCTCCGTTATGCACTATCTTGTCTCCGATACCGTACGCATATTCTTGTCTGCTTACCGTAGCGTGAATTGCTTTGTTTTCCAACTTATAAATGCTTATGAACTCTGGGTACGTCCCGTCTGCACGTTTTGCCGATATATTGCGATAGGAAAACTTTCCCTCTTTCATGCCGAAGTAACGGAGTAGCCGCCCGTCGCACGTTATTATATAATCGTGCTTCTCGTAGTTCTTACCCGTGTACCCTATCTTTAGCGAGCTTCTGTGATTGCCGAAAAGGCTGATATACTTTAGTTTGAACGTTTTTGGCGGCAGGTGCGTTTCCGAGGTGTAACGCCATTGCTCTAACTCCGAAAGGTCTGCGTATAGGTGTTTTCCCTCTGCGTTGACACCCAAGTACATATAGGGTGAGTTGCCAGCCATGAACACCGAGTAGCCTACATACTTACCGTTCCACTTCTCACCCTCAACATAGAACATTGCAGGCTTTAATGTCTCGTCCATGCAAAATACCGTCGTGTCGTCGCTTTCCTCGTCCTCTACGGGCTTTTCTGCTTCGACTGGTGCAACTACCTTGGTTTCCTTTAAAACTTCCTTGGAGAGCTCCGCAATGCGATATTTGCAAATGTGGATAATCTTTTCGTAGTCAAGCGTCCGCGCCTCGCCTTCCTTGCTGCGTAGCACGCGTTTCACTATATCCGCGTCCCAGGGGTTGAGGTTATACTCTTTCCAAATGTCCCACGGCTGTATAGCATGTTTTGAATAATCGGACTTTCCCACGTTGTAACTCTGTACGTTTTCACTTGCTGACATAACACAATATTATTTTATCTGTTTTGAACTCATTTTTATAAAACTCCCGTGCCATGTCCACGGTTGAAAACACCCCATCTTCAGGGGTTGGATAATATGAGGTACGCTCCCCTTCGTTTACTGCGATAACTTTTAAGATAGTAATCATTTTAATTGTTTTCTACGTTAATGAACTCCGTTAAATCCTTCATGCTCGTTTCTGTAAGTTGGCGCGTGTAGGCCTGTCCCAGCATACCAATAAACGGTTTGCCTTCCACGTGCATAATGCGCGATACATGTTCAACGTTGATAAACTCCACTTGTAATTCACCCTTAATTACGAATTCCAGTCTGATAAAATTTCCACTTTTCATAATTTTTAAAATTGTATATACTGTAATAACAAAAAACACTTCTTTACTTTTCCAATGCCTCAACCATTTTCCTAAGCTCTCTGCGACTAACCGCAATACTGAAAACATCCGTTGACTTCTCGGTGATTACCCATGTGCCGCCAAGATTCTGATAATACGCTTCGTTGTTGCTCGGGTTGTTTAGGTTCACCGTCTCGCCTTTACTGGGCTTGTATTCTGCAAGGCTCGCAAGCGTTACCGCCGCTTCCTCGGGTGTACCTAAACGGACTATCATGGTATACCTTTGGGTCTCGCGCGTCAATGCCTCGATGGTTATTGACCCATTGGTATTAACCAACTTGCACACGCCCATACGGAAGGACTTTAATACGTCCGGCTTACCCTGGCTTGTAATCTGTGCAGATACGTTTACTACTGTGATTGCTAACACTGCTAATACTACTAATACTTTTTTCATAATCCTATTATTTTAAAACTGTTACAATTCTATCTAAACTCACAAGCCAGTACATTTCTACCTTCTTCGTTATTATGTCCGTATCTCTTAAAGCGGAGTTCTTCCACCCTAAGTACTTGGCTTTTATGATAACCTGGCGTGTGTTACTCGGGACATACCCCACGACTTCCCCAATTGAAATCCTATCAAATATTGGTTCGGTTACGCGTTGTTCTTGCATTTCTCTTGGCAAAGCACCGAGTCTAACCAATACTCTCTTTCCTACTAATTCTTTCTGTTCCATAATCTTAATTTTTGCATTGTTATTATTTCCTTTTGACATTACAAATGTAGGGTTTATTCCGATACGTTGTATCTTTCATTAGCACTGTTTAAGAACAAACCCTATTTTAGCCAATCTGTTAACATTTAGTTAACATTTGGGGGCTTTTACGTCCCCTGTGTTATCACTCATTAACAATACGCTCAAACCCTCGTGCGCGTCCGATACCCATAACTGACTTAGCATCTGCCGAACGTTTCCACCCTGGTACCTTAGACATGATGGCAGCTATTTCCCTGCTCTCTTTGGTGGTTACGCGCCCTACCTCCATCTCGAACACATCCGTAGCGATTTGCATGGTAGACACGAAGTCCATCTTTTCCAGTGTAAAATCTTTCGGGTCTATCTTTGAAGCGTCGTACTCCCTAAAGTACATGCGTCGCTCATACAAAAACATGCGCCGCCAATCTGATGGAACGAGCATATTCAAATACGCCTCTACTGATGCAGTACGGGGGTCTGCTTCAAAATGTTCCTCGCGGCCTTTCTCGGCGATTTCCTCGGCTTCGCGAGATAGTAGCGTACTTACTTTGCGGAAATACATTTGTACGGCTTCCGCCCATAGCTGGTCTACGTAATCGTCGAAGCCCTTCTCAAAGATAAGATGCGTGTTGGCGTTTGCCTTAACCTTCACGGGCAAAAAGCGTCTGGCACCCGTATCGTCCTTTAGAAATTCGTCCCGGTTGGTTGTACCTACAAAAATACACTGCCTCGGGAAGTTCTTAGTGACACGCCCGTATGCTGGTCTAAATCTGTCTTCTGTTTTGGAGATGAAGTTTTTCACACCCTCTACTTCTGAACGTCTCATTGCGGACAACTCGGCAACCTCCAATATCCAGTTACCCTGCAACTGTTCAAACGCTCCCTTACCGTCCATGCTCGAAAGGCTATCGGAGAACCAGTGTTTACCCAGCTTTCGGATAAATGTACTCTTCCCTGCGCCCTGCTCGGACTGCAACACTAACATGCTGTCGAACTTGCAGCCCTTTTGGAATATACGCTTAACCGCACCCACCATCATGATACGGAATGCTTCACGGGTGTATATGTTATCTTCCGCTCCCATGATATGAATTAAAGCCTTATCAACTCTTTCGATACCGTCCCACTTTAATTTTGTTAGGTATTCCTGCACTGGGTGGAATGAGTTCATCTCGGCGGATAACGCTATAGCATCGTCAATCTTTGCGCTATTCGATATTCCGTAAACGTCTTCGATGTGTTTACGTACGCCCGAGTAGTCCACATCCTGGAAGTCCAAAGAGCTATCCTTTGCGCGCCACAAGGGTACACGCGTAACAACCCGTCGTTCCTTGAAAAGGTCTCGTGCGATAAGCCCCTTTAAATTAGGGTCATACTTCATTATCAAACCGAGGTTCTTTGCCGATGGAAGATATGCGCCGCGCCTATCCGTTTCAAGCTTCGCCATTGCGTCCTCATACGTTGTTGCCACATCAGTATCCGTTGCCTCCTCTACTTCTATAACGTCGTCGAAATCGTCCATGATTTCGCCAGCCTTAACCGCCAACATTCGGGCACGTGCCGCTGCCACCTTTGGGTCCTTGTTTACAAGTTCGTTCATAGCCTCGGTGGAGTTCTTCCTATCCGCGCCCTTATCCAACTTACCGAATTTGTGTACGCGCACGAGGTCGTAGGCGTTGAACACGTGGTTGCCTTGTATCGGGTCATTGTTATGGAACGAATAAGCAAACATATCATTAAAGGTAAGCATACCGCCCGAAGTAGAGCCGCCCGTATAAGTCCATCTATCCTCCCGGCCGGTCGGTTCGTAAACGTCCGATAGGTATTCCGCGATAACCTCGCTGATGGTGTATGCCCGGCAAAAGTCGCCTACGATACCCTCTTTTAGTGTTGGGTCTTGTTGTTCCTTGGCGAGTGTCCGGGCTTCGCCTTTCTCGTCCTTGTGGTATGCCCATTCGGTTGTATCGCTCCAATCGTCGTACATACCCAAATACTTTTGCACGTCCAAAGGGTTTTCATTGAACGCAGAATAATCTATAAACTCATAGTTCACGTCTTTGGAAACCGACGGGAAAAACATGCAGCGCTCGGGTTGAAACGTCGTTCTATCGTACAAGTTGATACCCGTCAACTCTGCAACCTTTCGGGCGATGGCTTCGTATTGTTCCCCGTCCACGGGTTCGGACAACGGAATGATAACACGGTACCGAAGTGTATTCGCTTTTGGGTTATGCTTGTGCGTTCCGTGAATGATGCATGCGCAATTAATAACAGAGTAGAACATTTCGGGGAAGTCCTTTTCCCCGTAGTCAATGTCAAGCGCCAAAATAGAGCGTTCCCCGACATTGTTTTTGTTTCTACGGCTACCGAACAACTCGCCACCCATGAATGCGCCTACGTCTTTAATATTACTCTGCTCGACTTTGCTCGCGCTTATGAACTCACGGTACGTCTCATCCGTAACCTTTGCCCTTGCCAGCTTCTCGGTCAACTCGTCCCATGAGAAAGAACGGTTTTTCCATGAAGTAGACTTCGCGCTGCTCGCTGTAGCAATTTTAAAAATCATTTTTCGTAAATCCATAAATTTAATCTTTTTTGTAATATTCAGTAATGTAACCTGCGGCTCTTAATGGTATGCCCTTTGCCCAACTCGGGGCGCTGCACATGGCATCGCTCATTATTTGCAGCGTCCTTTCCTCGTTTCCGTCTTTCGGTATCTCGGCGGCTATCTCATCGTGGACATGCAACACGATATTAAAACCTAAATCAAATACCTTGAAAATCGCATTCGCCAGCAAGTCACGGGCTATCGCCTGCACAACGTTCTCGGTTAGCTTGCCCCCGTAGGTGTTTAGCCTAACCCATTTCCCGGAGGTTTGGTCTTGACCCATGTAAGAGATATCCTCAACCTCAAACAAACCATTAACGCCCTCGATAGTACGTTTTCCCATTCTTGCCGACGGGTAGAATAGCTTTCTACCGCTCGGTAGTTCAATAGTCATTGCTCCGCTCTCATATCGGAATATAATACTTGAAACATCGTCTATTCTGTAGACCTGCTCGCGCCTCGTTCCGATACATCTTTTGGCGCAATCTTCAAGCGAACGCCACAAAGATACTACTTTTTTATTAGCTTCTCTCCATTTCGACAAAATTTGAGGCTTTTCTTCGTCTGTTAATGCTTTTTTAATATCCATTGTGGTAAGGGCGTTAACGCCGCCTCCATACCCTAATGCAAGCTCCGCTACCTTACCGCGCTGTCTTAGCTCGTCTCCCTTGTGTACCGGGACACCGAACATTTTAGATGCCGAGGCGCAATATATATCAGCCTTCGGGTCGTTAAATAAGTCTAAACGCCATTGTTCATTAGCTACCCACGCGATTACACGTGCCTCAATCGCCGAGAAGTCAGCTACAGCAAACGTGTACCCTTCGGGGGCGATAAACGCGGTACGTATAAGCTGCGATAGTATATGCGTAGGCTTGTCGTATATAACTTCCATCATATCCAAATCGTGCATCTTTGCGAGGTCTCTCGCCCCGTCAAGGTCTTCGATATGGTTCTGCGGCAGGTTCTGTAATTGAACCAGGCGCCCAGCCCATCGCCCGGTACGGTTCGCGCCGTAGTAACGGAACAAACCTCTGATACGGTTGCCCCTCCCGGCGCTTGCCAGTATGGCGGTGTACTTGGCGTTTGACGTTTTACCTATTTCCCTGCGTAGGTCTATAACGTCTAACACTGCTTGCTTATCCGCTTCAGTAACGTTTTTAAGGCTTGCTACGGCCTTTATCACCTCTTCTATGCTATTCTTATTGAGCGAATCAATAACCACGCCAGTACGCTCTTTGATAAAGTCCTTAAGCTGTGGCATGGACTTTAAGGAGCTTAACCCGAATTCCTTTTCGGCTTTCTCGGTAAGACGCGCTTTATATTCTTCGTCCATATCCTGGGCGGCGTGTGCCAGCTCGAGGTCTGCCAATATACCGTAATCGTTTATGCGCTGGTCTGCTGCATAAATGCGCTGCTCTTCTTCCGGGAACTCAAACCGGGACAGCTTACCGAATATCTCCTTTTCTGAAAGCACATCATAACGTAGGTAATCTTTGAACTCCTCCCAGTCCTCGGGGGCGTGTTCCGGCAGATTGCGTGTGCGCCCTCCGTTTGTTTTGGTGGGTTTGCACGGAATAGAAAAATAACGGATAAGGTTTTTGCCCGTGCCCTTCTTCTTATCGTCAAGGTTCAGAATATTGGATACCGCTTCCAATGATGCTGGCATACCACAATACAACGACATGTTAGCCGTACAGAAAAAGCGCATAGGGCTTATGTCAAACCCATATTCATGCAAACAGATACGCTCAAACGTAGCGTTGTGTGCTACCATTACAACGTCTTCGTTGTTCTGTACATACGTGAACAACTCGTTAAACTCGTCCAGTCCTCCGGGCTTCATTAAGTCGATAATTGTAACGTCCGTATCTGTGTCCCACATGTAACCGCAAAGGAGAATCTCGAAATTCTCGTCCTCGCAGTATTTATAGTTACCAGCACTTTTAATGTCAGTAGTACTAAATGTTTCAAAATCAATAAATAAATGTCTCACAAATCACTGTTTTAACTGTTATTACTAATACAGCGGCAAAGGTACGACAATGTTTTTAATAAACAAGAAGAAAGGCTACTAATCACATTTATTTAATAATTAGTAGCCTTTTAACTTAGTCTGCAAAAATGGGTGAGTAGAAAATAAACCCGCGCTTTTCGTTAAGAATTACGTATGTTTGCTGCGGTTCTTCATATGCCAGCCCGTGACCCATTGCGAACGCGTCGAAGCCCTTCAAGGAGCCGTTAACACAAACCTCTTTAGTGTATACCATTTGGTGGTAATGCCCTATAAAGGCTTTATCAATCTTCATTGTTTGGTTCATCTTTGCGTACCAGCGCATCATTGACGGGTAAATACCTCCGATGCCGCCAGCCGCGCGGAACTGATGCCCGTGCGCAAATAAAACTTTCTTTCCGTACACGTCGATATAAGCGAATTCACTTTCGGGGATAATGAAGCTAAATTTGGTTAGCCCCATAAGTGTTAGGGTGCGCTCGATGTCCTTGTACATGAAATATTCGTAGTTCATCTCGAAACCGTTGCTAAACTGCATCTTTTTTGTAGTTCTTGAATGGTTTCCGCATATACCGATGACAGTAATTTTGTTAACCTCGGGTAGCTGGTCGTGCAGATACTTAAGCCCGGAAATAATTAGGTTCTTAACGAAGTTAACACCGCGCATCGGGGACATGCTATTTGTTTGTTCGAGTTCGGGGTGGATATAGCCGCCTATCATATCACCAATCAAACCAATAACCAAGCTGTCCACGGGCTTTTTCTTTATCATGTACGCAGCATTCGCAAAGAAATTAGTGATACGCTTTTCTGCGATATCTTTGTTATACTCGTTTTTTCCCAATACTGTAGAAGTCTTCACCACTTCGTCGGCGTGCCAGTCTGACGCGATAAGGAAGCCCGTATTACCCTCGTCGAGTGATGTCTTTTTCTTCGGTGCGATGTGTACCAGTTCGACGGGCGGCGCGTCCTTCTTCAAACTGATAATACCCTTTAGCTCTTCCTCGCTGTAATATCTTTTAAGCTCCTCTATCAACGGGTCAGCCTCAACTATGGGTTGCTGTACTGCTACTACCGCTTTGCCCTCACGAGCTGCCCAGTATGCCTTGTTGACTTTATTATACTTCTTCAACGGTTTACCCGTTACTTTTGAAATTCTAACACCTTCTGCGTTTACATACGAATCGTATTTGCCCATTTTTTGCTTTTTATTTTTGGGCGGCTGTTACACCGCCCCGGGTATTAATCTGTTTAATCGAATTGTTAGCCGAGTAAATCGTCGTTCTCGTCTTCAAAATCGAAATCGTCAATGCTTGTTCCGCCGTCCAGTCTTTCGTCGTCTCTCGTCTTCTGCACACCGTTCAAACCTACACCAACACCGTACTTCCCGGTAAACTCATAAGGGTAAAATGATACGGCTACATTACCCCAGGAGCCGCTATAAACCTCGTTCGGGTCTGTGATGTACTGTTTTCTACCGTCGATTACGATGGGTGCGCCTTGCTTCTCTTTACGCTTTGCGTTGATGAAATAGCAACCTTGATACTCTGCACCGTCTTTCTCTATGTCTCCGTCTCTTAATGGGTTAGCCCATACCTTCGGGTCTTTGCCATTCAGTTTCGGGTAACGGGATTTCAATCCCCTAAATTCTTGTTCTATGGCTTCCTTAATCTTTGGGACTTCCGGGCTACCCTTCGGAATCAATAAGCATACACTGTAACTTGCTTCTCCTTGTCCGTTGACTTGTTGCGCTTCAAACAATCTAACATAACTCAATCTCACGTTTTTAATCATTGCTTTTGCCATAATAACTTTTTTATTGTTTTTGCCCTCTAATCGGTTCGGGCGTTCCGTTTTTAATTTGATGTTGCAAGGATAACAAATAAATCAATAGGTTGTTTATTCTGTTAACCCTGTTTAACTTTAAAAGTTTTCGGTGCTATCGAAATAGCATAATCTAAGTCTCTTTGGTCTGCCATCCGTACGATATACTTTGATCTCTTTCTGTAGTATAAATCAGAGCCATACCAGTCTAACTTTCTAATAGCCTTAATCTTGTCCATACTGAATCTCTTTATAGCTACCAAAAGTTTTTGCATGTCTGTAGAGGTTCTTTCAAGTTCTTTTTTACTCCAGGTACGGAACTGCTTTTTGTTCCAAAACCTTGTTCTTGCTTGAATCTCTTTCTCTGTTAAAATACCGTTGTTACTTTTCATTTCGTTTTTTGCTTTTAATTTGATGATGCAAATATAACGCTTTATCTGATAGGTTGGTTCTTTCATGAATCTAATTCCTCGAAGTCGTCTATAATAGGGCTTAATTCTTTCCTCTTATCGCTTTCCGGGACTAATGTCGGCAGTCCTTGCGACTTGACTATCAGACCGGCAAGAGTTGCGGCGAGCGGTTTCTTTCCTACCAGCCGTTCAAGGTCTCCGATACCTTTCAGTTTGAGGCTAGTTACGTCCTCGGTAGATAACCCGATAGCCTTTAGGCGTTCTATGGCTGCTTCTGTGTCGTTTATGACACGTACCGAGCGACCCTCTACGAGCTTCCACCCCTTGACCTTTTCGCCCCGCGTAGCGGCTTGCATTGCAAAAGTCTTAACAGAGGCCAGCCAGTCGGTGAACATATTGGACTTGCTTAATATATCGCCTATCTCGTCAAGCGTTAATGCCTTGACGTCTCCGTAGGTCTCGAACTCGCTAACTAAAGCCTCTTTCTGTGCCCTACATTGGGCTTTGAACTTGCAGAACTTACAATGACTTCCTACTTTGGTTTCCCCTTGTCCTGCCCATGCCTTTTCGGCAGTGGGTCGGAGTACGTGAATTGCCCAGTGGGTCAAATCTCGTGCGGACATCTCAAATACAGAGTAATTGCCTAACCGTACTTGTGCAATGTGCATACGTACCTTTTCAATCTTGGAGCGGTGCGAGGGTTCTAAGGAATTAAGCACCCCGATAGCGTACATCATTAATTGGCTATTCCCATCAGCGTCCACTTGTACATCCCTGCCATACTTTAGGTCTATGATGTTTAGAACCTTCTCGCCCGCTATAGCACAGTCACAGCTACCGAAACACTCGGGAACGTATGTCGTTAAATCGAACTTTCGTTCTATATCCATTTTGGCGCCTTCCTCCAGTTCGTATATGTCGCACACGTAGCAAACGTAGTTGGTTACGTAGTGTTCCATCTCTGAACTGTAGTATTTGTTGTTGCGTATCTCATCGGGTACGGGCAATTCGTCCAATAGCGGTAGATATTCCCCGGCCAAATACTTTTCTATTGCATACTCCGCTAACTCATGCGCTACAGTTCCTTCTTCTGATGCTGCGCTACTTGTGCTTTCGTACGGCTCCTCCAACCGTGCAGACGGCGTGCAGTTAAGCCATCGGTGCGAGCTGCTCGGGGAAAGCAGGGCGTGTGCCCTACTTGTGTGATCTACCTGTACTTTCATTCTTTTAATCGTTATAGGTTTCAATACGTTGTTTCAATAGCTCGTACTTCTCGGGCTTGATACTCATAAGGGACGCGCCGCCGAACTCAAGCATGATATCCGTTAATTGCGGGCGGGTGATTTTCCCGGTTCTCATTAAATCAATCATGAACGCCTGCATGTCCTTCGCCGTTAGAGGCTTGTTTGAGGCTTTCTCCGGGGCTTTCTTCTCCTCGGTGGGGGCTTGTACGGGTTCGGGTTCAATCGTCGCCTGTGGGGCTTCCTTTACGGTCTTTGGCTTCACTTGCTTTTCAACATTTACGGTCTTTCCCATTTTCTTTTTAACTTCGGCGATAGCTTCGGTAATCGTTTCTTGCTTCGGCTCTTCCTTCACTTCTTGCTTCGGCTCTTCCTTCACTTCTTGCTTCGGCTCTTCCTTCACTTCTTGGACGGGTGCCGCGGTCTGCGTGGGTTCGCTAAACGTCGGTACGCTTGTACTGGTTACGGGGCTTTCTGTAGGCGCTGCCATAGCCTTACGGGGTGCGCTTCCAATTAGACGGTCCATTAGGTCATTTACAAATTTCACTTCTTGTGCGTTTGTAACATCAAAATCGATTATTAACGGTGTAATTTTCATTTTCTTTTCTTTTTATATGGTGAATAACTAATTATGCTTCCTTGATTATTGTCTCATTATAGAACTCGTCCCACTCGTCACAGTTGATATACATTTCTTCGACATCTACGGGGGATTGGGCGCCGCCCAGCCTTTGAGAATAGTAAGAGAATATAAACCCCTCAAACGTCGGCATCTCTTGCACTGCGTCAATAACTCGGTATTTGTTCTTCCTCGCGCTCGCCTGCAAGTGCTTTTTCACTTCGTCGATAATAAACTTTTGCTCTTTCATAACTTTATATTTTAAAATTGTTGATGCAGATATAACGCTTTTGCTAATACGTTGGTTCACTTGTTAACCTTATTTAAGAAAATAGCTTCCATAAGGTTCTGCATGTGCTGGTATTTCATACCGTTGTATTGGTATGCTTCGAATCTTCCGTTATGGCGTACCTCTGAAAAGGTATCGCTATACTCGTTGCCTGCCTCGTCTATAAATACTAATACGTGGCTTTTCATCTCGAACTGACCGACGGTCAGCGTTTCTCTAAAAATTAAATCAATCGCTTTCATAATTTTACTCTTTAATCGGTTTATAATAGATAAGCAATAGCGGTTTTAAAAGGTTCACCGCCAACCTACTTTTTTATCCGAATCTTTTAAAGTCATCCACGTAAGTCAAATAGTCTTTCTTGTAGAACTCCCATCCGCCATACAATCTATCAAGATAATTTTTAATCATCCTCATGCAAGCGGCTTTCATATAGTTCTTTTTCTTGTCTCTTTCGAGAAAGGCGCTCAATTCTTCGTAATTGTAATCGCCTTCTTCATTAAACAACTTTGAATCATCGTTGCTAAAATTTCTGATTTCGTTTACCTTCTCGTAAATACTGTTCTTAAGTTCTTCAAGTGATTTCATATCTTTATCTTTTTAATCGTTTATCTTTTTAATCGTTTATTTCCAATTTAATGTCTTGGTGACCTCCTGCCATCCGGGAAACCCTTGTTTCCTTTTGACATTGCAAATATACGGCAAATAGCGATAGGTTGTATCTCTTTTCGTGCTAATAAACCTTAATCAAAAGTGAAAAGATGTAAAAAAAACAGTCGGTGCAAGCTAAAGTGTTATTTATCAGTGTTTTACTTTACACATACACAGATACACACATGTTTTCATAAACTTTCATTTCGGATATTGTGGTTTTCACAGCTCAATATATAGTGGTAAATGCTATTTTCTCCAGAATAATGTTTTAACCCCTTTTTACTGTGTAATCTGTGTAAATAGAGATAAGTAGTTAATATAGAGATGGTTATTTTACACAGAGACTTACACAGTCTCACTTTTTATCTGTGTAAGCTGTGGTTAACGAATGTAAACGAAAAATGAAGAACTGTTAACAGCCCTCCATTTCTTAATTATTTTAACATCACCGCTATGTCTATATCTATCTTTGATTTGGGGTTTTTGTTCGATATGTCGTGCTCTATAGCCTTGACCCCCCATCTAAAAAACAAAAACTTTTTCTTTCGAACTGTGATAACTCCCGTTATTGTGTCCCTACCTTGGTAACTAAGTTCTGTACTGTCTTGCTTAACCCTTGCTTGTATCGTGTTCCATGCGTCCCGGTATTCCGCTATAAGCTCCCCGGCTACGGTATCGGTACGCACAACCTCTTTTATTACGGTCTTGGTAACGGTACGGGTTGCGGAAAGCGCGTCCTTCACCCGGACGTTAAGCGCGGCCACCTCTTTATGTAGGTCTTCGTTCGTCTTCTTCAGCTCCTTGTACGACATCTCTAAGGCTTTACGCTTCACTGCCGCATCTCCGAGCTTGGTTTTATACTCTATTTGCGCATCGTTCATTGCCTCAACGTTACGTTCTAAACGTCCTATTTCGGCTCTTTGCTTCCCTATGGTGTCTACCATCTTGGTTACCGCACCAAACAGCACCATAAGGACTGCAAAGTCTATAATTATCTTTTGTAATTTATTCATAGCGAATTGCATTAATACGGTTCATCCATCCCTTGCGGTATTTCTCGTTTTTGGGTCTCGCCTTGCATATCTCGTCGATGAACTTTGCCCTATCGTCTTTGATCATTTTAAAGAGCGTAGCTGCGTCCATAGCGTTAAGGGCTGCAATGGTCTGCTTACCTACGATACCGTCCGCCTTGACGCCCAAAAGACGTTGTGGGCGCTTTATACCGTGCGAACCGGAAGCCCAAACCCAATCAACTAAGATATTTGCTACCGACTGGCTTTTGATTTCGTCGGCTTTCCACCTATCCCAATACAAGGACTTGAAAACATCGTGCCATTCGGCATCGGATATGTTTTTCAAGTCGTCGACGGTAGGGGCTTTTTGCCCCTTCCGCTTCTTGTATTCGGTGAATGTGCCTATAGTGATACCTTTGTTTGTTGCGCCCCCTAAGTCGTCGGGGTCATTAACGAAACCGCCTTCCCACTGTAGAATGAACGGTATTAATTTACTGCTGTTTGCCATCTTCTTTCTCCTTTTCTTCTAAGGGTATTTCAGATTCGCCGTCCTTAATCTTTTTCTTAAGTTGGAAATACTTGCTATTCGCTATGCTGTTTAGCACCTTAACGAACTCATTTCCCGGCTGCACAACCCTAAGGTTTCCTGTTATGTTACGCGCGTATATAATAAGGAATATACCTGTGAGCACCTTAACTAAAAGCTGATAATCTATCTCCGGCTCTAACATATCGCATGTGAGCGCCACAAAGAATAGAATTGCATTGGTTAAAAACAGCTCCTTAACCGCCTGCATAGTCTTTTTGTGCTTGTAGGGCTTTCCTTTCGCCCTGTCTGCCAAATAACCCACCAGCCAGTTCAACGCGGTAACGATAACTACTAAAAATATAAAGTCCCGTATATCCATAACTACTGCAAGAACGGTCACAGCAAAAAACGTGCGGAAATAGGCCTCCAATTGTTCCATCACTTGATTAACCCTATACGGGTGTTCGATACTGTACATGCCTTTATAAACCCGTCCGCCTTCATTTGGCGTATCAACGGCTCTATAAAAAGGTCTGCTTTGCCCCGTTCAGCTTCAAACCTTTTAACCTTGCTTGTATCGGGAACGACTACCGAGCCGCTATAGGTCTGAATCTTCATACCCGTGCTCGTACTGTTTTGGTCTGCTATCTGCAAATACCGCGCGAACGCGTAGTAACAAATAACCTTTTCAAGTCCTGCGAAGTTAGACCCGTCCGGGATATATTGCCCCGGAACGGCCTCATACATGCTGCCAATCTGAGGCATTATATCGAGTAGGTCTGCCTCGAAGAATGCTTTCTCTATTTTATTGTCCTTGACGTCCGTTGCTATCTCAAACAACTGGCGGAACAACGCTATTGGGTATGCCATCTTCTTCCTCAAATTTATTATTAATTTCTGTTATGGACGGGTCAACCCCGAACACTTGGTACAGCTCTCGCGAAATGCGCTGGCGTATCTTTTGCAAGCTATTGCGATAAACCTTTTGCAGCTCCTTTATAACCTCGCCCGAAGCGTTAGAATAAGTCATCAGCGAGCTATCAATAAGGGGTAACGGAATGTTATATGCCGCTATCGCGATATCCTTTCTTAAGGGTTCTACGTAAGCCTTGTAAAGCTCCCTATCTATAGGGCTGCCTAACTGGTCTACCTTGATAAACGGCTTGTCCGTAGCTACGTTTTCGTCCCTTACTGTAAGCACGGAGCCGGCGTTCTCGCTACCCATCATATCGGCTAATGTATCGCGGAATTCTTGTTGCGCCTGCTCGCTCTCGAAATCGCCGTGCGACACGATACTACACATGTGGAAGCCCCTGCCCAAAGTACGGTTAACGTATTTACCGTTCTTGTCCTCCGCGCCCATCTCGTTTCGTACCGAATGGAACGTGCTAAGGGGGTACGGGCGAGTTGTACCAAGGTTTACGTACAGAAGTTGCCCCTTATGGTTTTCAATACCGCCGCACTCCTCAACCTCCGATGCGAAATTTTCCGGGTCATATGTCGGATATACCGTTGAGTTCTGCGCGCTGCTCGTTGCCTTGACGTTCTGTCTATCCCAGTTATTGAAAACGCGCCATCTCTTTATGGCTGGGTCTTTCAAATAGTTGTCGTTCATCTCGGCACGGACATACTCAAACGGAACGTTGTACACGTTTCGGGGCTTGTAGCCTTCGGGTGTCAACCCATACTGTACTATCCAAGCCCAGCCCCTAAAACGTGCAACATCGTTTGCCGTAGCCTCTAAAACGTCGTCCATGTTACAGCCGTTCCCGTTTGTTATCGCCGCGAAATCCTTGTTTTTGAACCCTTCACAAATAATGTTTTCGGTCATTTTCTCAACTGCGGCTGTGGCTGTCTTTGAAGCGTATATTAGCTCGGCTATTTCCTGCGGATATAAGTTGCCATCTCCGTAGTTAATAATCTTATCGCCCGTATTAGCGGACAACTTAAGCGCCTTTTCGACAACAAGCGCGAAACGTCTGTAACCTATCATATTTAAACCTCCTTTTTATTGATTTCTACGAAGCATTCCGCATAAGCAGGGTTTTCAGTCATGAGGCGTTCCGCGATTTCGTCAGTCATGTTCGCGCTCTTATACACGACACCATCGACGTAATGCACGATACGCGCCCCGGGCTTCATTGCCCACCTGTAAACCACCTTTGTCAGATACTTCGTTTCATACCACAAAGATAAATATTCCATATCCATGCGGCAATTAGGGTCAAGTTTTAAACCTGTCATCGTATAATACGCGTCCAACTTCTCCTGCAATGTTGCAACCTTCGGTTCAGCAACAACGGGTGCAGTGCTTTTGCCCTGCCCCGTAGTATTTGTTTTTTCTTCTGCCATTTTCTTTTTGATTTATTATTCTGCTGGTGTAGACAACGCGTCATAATCTGCTCTACTCAAATAGTGAGCCGTTGTTCCTACCTGCCAATCCTCAACGCCAAACGTGTATGTTACATTCGCGCTCTCGCTGGAATCGGCGGCTATCTCGGTGCAAACCAACGGAGCACCCAAACCATAAACTCGTATTCTATCGCCGTGGTCTACAGCTATTACAAGTTCCGCGCGTTCCATCGTACCGACAATCCCCAACGGTGTAGAACTGCTCGCAATTGAGTAGCTTCCGGAAAACGATTTGAACGTAATTGCCACATCGTACGCCCCGGGCATAATGTCCTGCGACTTCAAACCGACAGTAATAGCCAGGGAGTTGTTAACTGTGGTAACGTCGTAGCCCACTGCCTTAGGTATCCGAGTTATTGTAGCCATACTCCCGGATGCTACCGTAAAACTCGCTATATCCGAAGCATTTAGAATCTTTGCTGATACGGGTCTACTCAAGTCCGCACTCGCCGGAGCGCCGCAAGGCATAGCCAAAGTAGCGGCTATTTTTCCTATACATGCCATATTATTTTCTCCTTTCTTTTAATTAGTTAATTAACCTGCGGCCGCGTATAAGGCATCATACACTGTTTGAGCTATTGTCAAATTATCTTCCCCTATTACATTTTCCGGGGTTGCCATTGTTACTGTAGCCCAGCTTCCGTTATCATGGCTGCTTCGCTCTATAGACGTAGTGGATAACCCGTAATAAAGACCGAATACGGACGGGGCATAAGAACCACGCGAGTAGACAATAGGATTTGTAATAATAACGAAGCTGCCATTGGTAGCCGCATCTATAAAACGAGACGTGGGTCCGGTGTGCTTGTTTCCTGTGTACACGATAGTAGCCTGGTGCGACATAGCATTCGGGGCGCCTTCGTTAATCTTTATACTCTCGGACACAACTAAGGAGCGCTTAACGGTATCTATCTTGTAAGCTTTAGCCCCAGCCGCAAGGGTAAGGGCTGTCACTCCTCCGTTTGTCACTGTAAAGCTTGCTATGTCGCTCTTATTTATTATTAGGGCATTTAAGAACCCCACTGTTCCCGAATCGCAATCATAAGTGATTGCTTCCGTTAATTTTGAAATACATGCCATATCTTTAATCTCCTACTTTTGATTTGATTGAACTAACTGCGGCTGCTGCTGCACCCATAAAATAATTACCTGCCGAGCCTTCGGGGGCTGCAAGTGATACCGTAATAAGACCCGCGTTAGCGTTGCTATCCCAATCCATGCCCGAGCATTCCAGCGGAGAGTTATAACCGATAAACATATTTGTACCGTCAGCGTATTCGGCAAGTACGTAGAACTTACCACTCAAAAGTGAGCGTACACGTGCAATCGTACCGGGTAGCGTCCTCGACATCTTAAACATCACGTTAATGTCCATCTTTGCGGAAGCGTCCATAGTCCGTATAGCCCCGGTTATTTGGATATTCTGCTTGTACCCTTCCACAAGGATAGCAGCCCCACCCGAAGCAAATGTAGCGGTAAGAACTGAAAGCGTACTTGAGTCTACCGTAGTAGTTACGTCATCCGCGTGCATCAGATAGAGGTTTTTAACGCCTACCTGCGGAATTGTACAATTTACAGTGACGTTTCCACTAAGTTTATTTAAACAACCTTTTCCCATATTATTTGAAATAAAAAAGGGGCTGGGTTAATATCCCAACCCCATTTAATTAGTAAATGAATTTATTATGCTCTTGCAGTTAACCACAATTGCATCTTCTCGGGCGCTACCAACATAGCATCAGCTGCGAACAAAGTCTGTGAGTAGTAGTTACGGCTCTTTGCGTCCTGGATGAACGGAGCAATAACGGTACCAGCGCTTTCCAGTGCAATCTGAATGTTGTCTTTCGGAGTGAACGCGATAAACGCGGTGTCCAAACCATCAGCCGTTGCAGCGTTAGAAACGTGTCTCAATTCGTTAATCTTGTAACCCTCGAAGTAATACACCGGGCGACCGTCAACGATATCGGACTGCGCCACACTGTTATCACGTGTCTGCAACAAGTTCTTGTACAAGCGCATAACGTTAGAAGTAACGAAGAACTCGGAGTTGTCAAGTGTATCGGGGCGCTGTGCATCGATACAACCACGCAATGCAGCGAGAACGCCGTCTGTGGTGAGAGCCAATACGTTTTCGGTCATTGTGCTGTCCTTGTACTGCTTGATAATACCGCCATTAGTGAAGATACCGTAACCAGTTGCTTCTGCCCCTACGTTACCGTCCAACCAAGCCAAACGCAGCAAGTCAGCCTCTAATACTTTCAACACCTCGGACTGAATAAAACCAGCCAGTTCGGTTTCGGAGAAGTTGTCATCCAGGTTGATACCCTTCGCTACCATCTTACCCCACAAGCTTTGCAAGCAAATCTCAATAGGCAATTCGATAGGCGCGTGCTGGTAATACTTAACCTTGTCAGCTACGCTATTATAAAAGTATTCACCGTTACATCCTGCTGATTTACGCAAAGCCTTGTCGGCTGCTGTAAGGGAAACAACGGGTGTACCATTAGGGATACCGTTCATTACTGTAATGCCTTGTGAGATTTCACCAGCAAGGCCTACGGTTAAGGAAATAACCTCGTTAAGTGAGTTGAGGTTCAATTTGTTAAGGTCTGTAAATGTAAAAGCCATAATCTTTTGTTTTTAGTTATTTGTTGTAAAATCTTTTAGCTGCTTCTGCTACAGCCTCTTTAGACAATTTTGTTTCTTTCTTCTTCGGCATGTTAATCGCCGGCGCACCGGGTTTCGCTGTCGCTCTGCTAAACTGTGCTGTCATAGCTTCCAGTGATGCGGTAAGTGCAGTAACCGATGCTTCCAAAGCCGCTATACGGTTTGCAAACTCTTTGGGTACGTCTGCGGTGGCTGGGGTTTCAACTCCAGTCTCTTCTCCTTTTACTTCCTCTTCTCCCTTGGCTTCTACACTTTCGATAACACCGTTTGCAATGGTGATAACCAATACACCGTCCTCAACCTGCACTTCTACTTTGCCGTCCGGGTGAACGTTGCCCTCGCTATCGAAAACCTTGTCACCGATAGCCATCGTTTCGCCAGCCGCTTCAATCGTGATACTTGCGCCGTCTACAGTTTCTACCGTCTCGGTTGCAAAGCTCGACTTCTTGAATAGCTCTGCGAAAGAACTAAAAAATTTGTTCATCTTCTTTTCGTTTTGATTATTAAATAAGCTTGTGGTGGCTGCTGGCAGACCTACCAAATCGCATGAGTATAACTCAAAAAATTTGGTAACGTCCAGCACATCGCCGTTTAATATCTGATTGTTGGTGCCTACCACCGAAACGCCCAGCATATCGGGTTCGTTCTTTATCATCTCGGAGATGAATTTTGCCTCCGATGGGTAGGCGGCTTGTAAGGCTTCGGATAATTCCAAATCGGCATAAGCTACACCGTCCTCGTAGACGAAGTTAGTGAATTTTCCTAAATAGCCGTCCAACATATCTGCCCCGTCATGGGTACGCCTGCAATGGATAGGCTTTAGGTTGCCGAGCGTTACAACGCTTTGAACTGCGGTCTCCGTAATGACTAACGGGTATTCCTTGCCTTCGTATGTACCGAAATTGGTAGTAACCCCGGCTTGGATAATTCTAAGTTTTCTAAATTTCATGTAATTTGTTGTTGTTGTAACACGTGCAAAGATAGGCAGTATATAGTAAACTGCCCACTCTGTACGAGTTAATGGTTTAAAATGTTGCCAGCCCCTGGACTACTGAAACGTCGTTCTGTCCGCTGTTGATATCCTGCACCGATACAACCGGGTTGGGCATGCTCATTACTGCGTCGATAACTACCCCGGCGAGCTGGTTAATGCTTTCGCTTGATAACTTCATGCTCTCCGCTTGCTTCGCTACGCGGTTTGCCTCGTAAAGCCCGGAAACCATACCGCCATCAGCGAACTTGTAAAGCCCCGATGTACCGAACGAGTTGCCCCCGTGTGCTTCATTGAGCGCTGATAACGCGTTAATCTCGGCGCTCGCTGTCTTCTTCATGATATAGACGTTTTCACCGCCTTCCGCCTCGAACACTTGCCCGTTATCGCCCCAGAACGTTACACCGCCTTGAGCATGGGAACGACCGTGTATCTGCCCACCTTTTGCATACTTCTTAACGGAAGTGTTAATTTTCGTATCGGGGTCTTTCTGCTTCGCAATCGTAGCGACTTGTTTCATTCCGAATGCGATAACAACTGCGGCTTGTGCGATACCGAGAATACCACCCGTTGCGAGAGCTTTTGTTGCGCCTAAGTAGGTATTTATTGTAGCTTGAACAATGCCAAATGCCTTACCTATAGCACTCTGTTCCCCTAACAGTGTTGACATTTGCCCTGCCAGTCCTGCGGTCATTGTCAGCTCTGCGTTAACGCGTGCCCTCGTGTTCTCCTCCTTCGCCTTCTCGTATTTGGACTGTATCAACGCGGTGTCCGCGCCTATCTTCTCTGCTGCTGCAATCTCCTGCTCATATTGCGCGTCAAGCTGCGCTTGTCGTAGGTCGTACTCGTTTGTTATTTCTGCCATCTTAAGTTCGTGCAGGTTCGCCGTGTCCATCGCTTCGCGTTCTCTCATAAGTGCGTCTTGTTCCTCTTTACGTTGCATCTCCAACTGCTGTATGCCCAAATTAAATTCGGCTTCCTTGTTGGCGTATTCCTGCTTTGAGATGAGACCCTGTTCTAATTTGTACTTTTCAAGCTTTAGACTTTCCTCTACGTATGCCTTTTCGTTTTCTATCTTCGTTCCGATGGTGTTGTTTTCCAATTCTTTAGCTTGCATTGAAAGGTTAAGAGCCGTTAGCGCTGTTTCCATCTGCTTTATTGTCTCAGCCTGCAATGCGCGTTTTTGGTTCTCCGCGTCCTGCGCTGCCTTTACTGCGGCTTGTGCCTTTGCTGCCTCAGCTGCCTTGTAAGCTGCCTCATTGGCTGCTATCTGCGCTTTTACAATACCGCTCGCTTGGTTTTCCAGTTCTTTACGCTGCGCGATGTAATCCGCTTGGCGTGCTTGCAGGTCTGCGAGTGCTTGCATCTCTGCGCGTCTGTCCTCCTTACTGGTGTAGCTCAGTTCGTTTTGCGCCTTGATTTGGTTATACTTCTGCTGTAGTACGTCTATCTCGGCTTTTTCCATCTGCTTGGAAATCGCGATAGCCTTTTGAGCTGCTGCGATTCGTTCCTCCTCGGTCTTTAGCTGGTCGCCTGCAATGGTACGTTGCGCTTCCAGTTCTCTACGCATTGCCGACAGCGTCACAAGGTTGTTTGTTTCCGCCTCATATATTGCAAGTTCTTGCTTGGTGAGCGCTTTAGCTGCGTTCGCTGCCTTAGTGGTCTCATCGGTAATCAGACCGATAGACGAAAGCAAGTTTACAACCTTTTCGCTCACCCACTCGAAAGCTTTTGCGACACCGCTCAGCATGTTGGTGATGCCGTCGAGTATCCGAGAGAAGATAGCCTCAAACGGAGCGAATGCTGCCTTTAGATTTGCGGCCATCTCGCTATTACGTTTCATAAGCTTCTCAATCGTGGACACAAGAACCAGTATAACCGACACAATGGCAAGTATAGGGTTAGCTTTCAGCGTAGCGTTAAACACCTTTAGGATGTTCACGCCCCCGGATAGAGACGTAGCCATAGCCGCCGTAGCCCCGGAAAGCCCTTGCGTGCTGCTCATGGCTTCCTGTATGCTTTCCGCATAGTTACCTACGTTCCTACGGTTATCGCCTACAGCCTTTTCCATGTCCTTAAGGCGGTCGCTTATCTCCTTTGTCTCGGTTACGAGCTTTTGCCCCTCATCGGTGTTGTTGCGCGTTGCCGCACTCATCGCGTTTAGTTCCTTGGTGTTCTTTGCAAGCTGCGCACGGAGCGCGTCTACGCTGTCCTCCTGACTGTTTAGGAGCGTCGTGTTCGTCTTTATCTCGCGGTTGTTATCGGAGATAGAAGCGTTAACGTCCAACAACTGCTTTTTCAAATCTATTTGAGCCTTTGCCGCATCGCCTACCGCCTTTTTATACTCGTCTTGTCCTATTGTCCCGGCCTTGTACGCCTTGGCTGCATCGTCCAACTGCTTTTTCTCGTCCTTAAGTGCTGCCATTAGTTGGCTCTTTGTTTCTGCCAGTTCGACGGACTTTGCTATAAGAGCGTCCAGCCCGTCAAGAGCGGAAGACGTATCAAATGAGAGGTCGAGTAGAGTAACTTTTTCTGTTGCCATAATCCAAATTATTAATTTTTAACTGCGATTAACGTAACGTTTGCATTTCCTGTTGATGGGTCCCAATTACTTAAGGTTCTAAGGTAGAACCAGTGGTTAAGCTCACCTACGAAATAAAGCGCGTCAGACTTCATTTCCTGTATATCGAAATATGATAGGTTCATTTTAGCCGTTACCTGCCAACCGGGGGAGAAACGGTCGTAATGCCCTGCTATCGTAGCGCGATAACCGCTCGCACGGTTGAAATAGTTATCTGGTACGTACGAGCCTGCCAACCTAATCATAGAGGCATACGGTCTTTGCGCGCCGGGGTTTACCGGGAACGCGCTCTCGCCTACTGTCTCCTGCGTAGATATAGCTCCACCGTAGCCGCCTACCGTCTGTTTGATTGAGCCTACCTGCACCGCGTACGTTCTCGCAGCGCCCGCGGCTTCTGCAACCTTTATGCTTGGCTTGTCAATTTTCCCCGTCCAGTCCACCCGGTACGTAGAAATAGTAGACGGGTTGATAAACGGTTTCAGTGTCAGTGCAAACGGTTTGGACTTAAATTCATACGTCCAACAGAAGGCCTTGCAGAATGCCTGCACAATCTCGAAAGGCGTATCTACTCCCATTGTTTCCACCAAGTCCCATGCATAGGTAGGGGCTGTGACCGAATTAATTCTGAACGATATATAGTACGCCTCCGCATTCGGTACGGTGGTAATCGGCGTTCCCGAATATACCATAGACGAGGCGGAGGTAGTGAAACCAAAGTTCAAATCGTGTGTCGGTCTTGGCGTAACCAAACAAGACGTAGAACCCGGGCTTACCGGGCTGTACTTGTAATTGCCATCGGGTCTTACCGCGCCGCGTGCAAACGCCAAAGCGAATGTACCGCCGTTGCTTCTAAGATAAACCGTAGCAGGAGCGGAAGGCGGAAGGACAATAAACGAATCGTCCGTAAACCTTAAATCGAATTCCGAACCGGTCATGTATGTAAAACACGTGGCTACCTCGTTGTTTTCCGCTATCATGTAGTTAGCAGCATATACCGAGCCGTCCAATCCGTCGTGCGCGCCTTTAAAAACTAATTGGCTTTCCGCGTCCTTGTATTCCCCTGCCGTTTTAGTTACTCGGTCTGCGATGTATGACATAAGCAAGGGCGTTGACCCGTTCGCCGCATATATAGTAGGTATGGTAACGTTGTTTGGGTACGCGTAATTAAGGCTATCTATATACGTCGAAAACTGATATGCTGATGTTTCAAATTTAGGTATGGCAACCACCGGGGCGCGCAATGTCGAAAGCTTCGATATATTTTCTATCAGTTCGAGGCTATATCCGTCCTCGTCTGCCGTTACACGTACACGGAACAAACCGCTACCGAACGGAATATTGAAGCCCCCAAGATACAATTCGGCGCGGTACGGGGATGTCCTTATGAACTTCCCCGGGAAACGCTCGGAACGGAACACCCGGTCATTTACTTCTGACCGGGGTACGCTGATTGTCCCGGAGTAACTGACCGTTGGCTCCGTAAACTTAAGGGGGTCGGGGTTGTTGATTGTCAGTTTTACCGAGTTAGCGGAAACACCGTCTATCACTTCGCCATTAATTCGTATCGTTAAGTCCATATTGTTAAGGTTCTACAATTTCAAATTTGCATTTAAACGCGGCTACCCGTCCCGTCGCACCGCCTTGTATGTTCAGAGCGTTCGGATTCTGTATCGTAACGCGCGCCCACTGGTTAGTAGCCAAAGGGAATACCCCGGCAACCTCGCCCGAACGTGAAAGCCAATACAGAGCGTTTTGGTTATCGTCCGTTACTACTACATTTATTGTAACGTCGTAGGACAACACACGATTGCCGCCCGAGAAGTTAACCAAGTAAGTAGGAACAATACGATATTGGTCGAAATACATCGTATCATAAGCCCCCTTGCTGTTAAGCCATCGAAGCGTTACCCGTTTGTTGGGGTCGGAGCAATACGGGTATTTACGTTCAAAGCGTGCGTAGCCCCATACGCTGGCATCATCGGCGGTTCTGAACTCACGCATCGGTAGGTTATTATTGATGGGCGCAGTAGATTGCCACCATATCGTCGACGTGCCCACACCGTTAACCCGAACCCGTAGTCTACCGTCCTCGTTTGCCGTAAGTTGCCCGTATCGTAGGGCAAAGTTAAACGGTTTACCCGTTAGCGGACTATTTAGAAACGAAGCGCAATTAAAGTCCACCTGGTTAAACAACCCGTTTCCGTAGTCCGATAGGTTGCGCGTGCTCGCCGTTGTCGCGAACTGGGCGTATGCCGCCGGGGTGTGTATAACGCGTATCAGGATAGACTTTGACGTACCCTCCGTGTATAGCAGCGACACGTTATCCACGAAGTCGGTAAGTCCCAAGCCTGCGTTGAGGCTCTCCGATATGCTCGGCGTGGCTGCGGCCATCATTGACAAGTCCAATATCGCACCCTCGTATGGGGTCGCTGTGGCGGTTGCCTTTGTAGCCCCATTACGTGAAAAAATAAGTTGTATGCTCGTGACTGAGCTTACCTGTTCCAAGCGTATAGGGCGGTAAATACCCGTGCCTATGCCGTTAATAGCCATAATCCCAGCCGCGGTTGCTGTCTCGTTGTTTAATAAATTTCGTACTATCATTGTGCTATTTCTTTAAAATTGTTAATATCTCTGCCCTTACTATCCGGGACACCTCTACTGTGATACGCTGCACCATCTCGGGGGTTAGTATAGAGCTTGCTACACCGCCTTCGTTGTATTGGTTAGGTACTTTGATACCGTCCCGTTTAATCACATAGGAAATCGCGTAGGCGGCTTCTTCGGGAATGTCCGTGCCAGCGTTCGCGTTCTTGTCTCTTATCCATTGCTTAATGACAGAAACGGGCGGAAAGCTGCCAGCCGCCCGTCCGTTTTCCATCTGATAAATGTATGCCGGGCTTTCAATCTTAACGCCGCCTGCGTACTCCACCACCTCTGTTTCCCTGTCGAAGCGACCCGAAGCGTTAAGCCTCATGCGATAGTAGTTAGCTACTATCTCGTCGCGTATCTGCCTAACTAATTGGGTTACTTCTTTGTTCATAGTTAAATATACTTAAACCAGCTAAAATGTTTCCTTGTCTTCGGGTAATCTACGTTGTGCTCGTTGGCGTAGGCTTCCCTCTCAAAACTCATTCGGTCATATGGCTTGTCGTTCGGGTCACAAGGTTTCTTCTCGAAGCTCCAACCGATAAAGCGAATAACGTACTCAACGCCATACCACAAGTAAAATGGCACGTACAGCATCTCGCGCATTTGCATCGTGTGGATGTGTTCATGTCTTAACGTCTTTTCGCTGATTACCGCGTTACCACGAACGAAGAGGATGCCGAATAGGTTAATAGCCTTGAAGCCCTTAACCGGGATAAAGTTGTTTCTGATGATTTTCATGTTCTTTTGTTTTTAAACAGTGTACAAAAGTACGAAGTAAACCATCAGGAAACAAACAGTATTAAGTTCACGCCCCATACCTGTACACATCAAACGTTGCCTCCCAACCCGATTTGATGGTGTCGTACTGGTTCTGAACTTTGGCGATACGTAGTGAACCTATCTCGTAGCCGCATATGAAGCTCTTTAGCATCTCATGCAAAAGCAAGTCGGTACGTATCAAAGTTGCAATCTCTATGGCATCGTCTCGCATATAAGCCGAGGTACCCATGCAGCGAATTACTACCGTGTAGGCGCTGCTGTTAGGTACGTTCGTGTCCGTATAGCTTCCAGTCGTTACGTCAAGCGTAAAGAAGTCGTCACCCAATTCGTTAGCCGCTACGTTCTGTACTGCGGTATCTCCGAAAATCAGCGTTTTGCCCAGGGCTGTAGCCCGGGCGTTCGCTGTGTTAATTATTGTTTCAAAAGTCATAACTACCTATTTTTCATTTGTTGTTTCTTCATTTCTCGCTTCTCCTTCTCTATCTCGTCGTTACGTTTGGCAATAGCCAGCATAGCGTCTGAGTAGTTGATTTGCTTTGCGTCCTCAAAGCTACAGTGGAAAAGCTCGGCGGTAATCTGCACAAGTCCGAGAAGGTTCTTTGCCTGCTTGATGTTCTCGTCACCCGTCAACGCGCTTTCGCCGCCTGGCTTCATGTTCTGAAACACGATTTGTTCGAGACCGTCTGCAATCTCCAATTGGGACACGATGAACTTATCGAGCTTCGCAGCGTCGAGAATCGTTTCGGGTTCGTAGTTGTCATCAGTCCACGCCTTGATACGCCCGTTTGCGTCCTCTGCACGGCGCGTTTCAAGCATAGACCATAGAGTTATACCCTCAACGTCTCTAAGTCTGTACACGGCTTTCCCATTGCGCGTAGCGACTTGTGAGGGTCGGCAGTATTTAATCATATCCTTTAGCAACTTCTCCTCGTCTTTGGTTATACGTACCGTTCCGTTTGCCGGTAGGTTAGCAACTCTTAATAAAACCTTTCGGTTGTTAATCGCTGTTATGCGATATATCCATTTCAAAATAAACTTTTTCATTATTTGGGTCTGTATTTACGTATCAAGAAGTCCACACCGTAACGGAGCGCGTCGAGTGCGTGGTTCCACGCGTCTATGGCTTCGTTGGTGTATGTGTCCGATACCTCGTCCTTAATCCATTTGTAGTTATCCAACTCGTCAAGCAGCTTAACGGAACGCTTTGTTACGTGCAACTTGAACTGCTTCACTTGCGCAATGCCGGAGGCAACAGAGCCGCGTCCCTTGACACACGGTATTGCTTTGATATGCTTCTGCTGTAGCTCCACGATGCTCTTTTGCTCCGCACTATCGCACACCGTTATCACGCGGTTCAGTGCATTAGCGTTCAAGTAGTCCGCTATATGACTATTCAGTAGACCCTGCTCATAACAAAGCAGGTCTACGTATAAGTCCCAGCCTTCCATGCGTATATCGACTATCGCGGTGGGGTCATTCACGAACCCGAAGTCAAGCCCCAGGCACCTACCCGTGTAAGTTTCCGGCATATCGTCTATTACTTCGTACTCGGGGTAAACGTTGCCCTCTACGCCGCCCGTCAAGCCCTCGCCATACACGCGCCACCAATTGGCATCGTCCTTGTTCTTCTCGATGGCTGCCACCTGCTCGGGGGTCAAGTACGGGTTATCCTTGTACGTTGAGTGGATGGTTACGTACCTTTCGCCTACGAACTCGGTTTCACCCCAAAACTTCCTAACGGGGTTGTAGTCGATGATAACCTTTTTACGGGTACGGATATCAAGCTGCCTAAAGATTTCACGCGGTATGCTTTGCGCCTCGTTGACGAAAAGGATATCACGTGCTGGACCGTGCACCTTGCCGGCGTTATCGCATGAGAAGAACTCTACTATCGTGCCGTTCGGGTATTCGTAGGTGCTTTCTGTCTTGTTGAAACGGCTCTCCTCCCAGTATCCCTCGGCTGCCACCATCGCTTTAAAGTCACGGAGCATACCGCGCTTAACCATAGGGAACGTAGCCGCCACACACGAGATAACGAGCAGTTGTGGGTTGTTAAGCGCTAGAATATGGAGCATCTGTAGGATTGCCCATGTCTTTCCGCTACGTGTACCGCCTTTAGAGGCTACACCGCGTATCTTCGGGTCTACGAAAGCCGCCAGTAACTTTTCAAAAGTAAATGTAACGTTCATGCTCTAAATGCCTCCTAACTTCTGTAGGTTCTTTACTGCGTCCTCTGAAAGTACGTTAACCTGCATAGCCTTTGTGCAGGCTTCCTTACCGTTGCTTGTAACGTCCTTAAGGTCTCGTAGTCCTCTAAGCTTCGCCATGTAGTTGGCATCAACCACACCGGCAAGCGCGCTTTCGTCCATATCGGTTGCGATGAGTTCGGCTATAAGGGCGTACCCGGTCAATAGGTTGGCCGCGTCTTCGTTCCCATCCTCTGCCAGCTTTTCAAGTCGTGCGCCATTCTTCTTGAACGCTTGCAAAGTCCACCCGATGAAAAGGCAGAAGCCACCAAGCGATGGGGCACGTTTCTTCTCTATAGGTACCTTTTGCCCGGCTGCGTTTCCACCCTTTAGGACTTCATAAGTAATGAAGGGGTTCTGCGCACAGAAGTTCATATACTCCGCTACGTAATCTACGCACTCCTCGACGGTAGACAACGTAGCGCCTTTGCAGCCGCGCGTCTGCACGACTTCATAAAGTTCTTTGCATTTCTTCAAATCGTCTTTAGGGGCGGGGGCTTTGCCCGTCGCTTGTCCCTTGGTAATAGCCACCCTTGTATCAGGGGCGGCTTCCTTCTTTGCTCTTCCTGCCATAGTTTGATTATTTATTTGTTAGTTAGTATTGAGGCATTGTCCGTGTGCGCACACGGTCCCTTAAAGAGATGCGCGAGTAGTATTCGGACGATACCCCGCAGTTCGTATCA